TTAGTTGCAACTGTTACATAGTTGTTTGGAATACTGTTATTAATAGTAAACTGCGTGGTGTTTAAACTTCCCTGTTTAAAAAATACAAAGAAGCCAGTATTATTGCTACCGTTGCCGTTGTTGTCAATGCGGTATAGTAAATTAAACTGTCCTGTCTTAGTTGGGTCGTTTTCGTAAATGTATGATTGGTTTACTGTAGTTGCGCTTACTGCTTCAAACGAAACAGGGTTACCTTGGATGTTAACATTGAAAGGCGCAACTGGTAACGTATTTGTGTTTAGTGCAACTGTGTATTCGTCAGTTTGAATACCATTGATTTTTTGACTATTGCCTGGCTTACCAAAGCTCTCGCTGGATACCAAAGTCGCATTAAAGATAGTAGTAAATTGTTCTAGCCAGTTATCGTTAGTGATGTCATTCCAATATACTGTTGCATTAGATAAATTAATACCAGAACTGTCTAGTACGTTTTCGGTTGTTTTAATGCTGTCAATTTTTAGCAAGCCAGACGCTGCATTTGTACGTCCTGGATTGTAGGCTAACATACGTGCTAGCTTTAGAATACTGTCACGGCGCTGTGCTGTATCAATGAAGTTTTCGCGAGCATTTAAGTCTGTGCGGAATGCCAGGCTTTGACCCAAGAAAGCGATCATGTCAATTAATGCAATGTATTCGCTAGATTCCAGGAAGTCGTTAAACGTTTCTGGATAGTATGTCTTAATATAATTAATCATACTATTACGCAGAGTTTCAAAGTCGTAACTAGTGAAGTCAGCGTTAGTGAAGGTCTGGTAGATCTTTGTCCAGTCCTGTTGTACTAAAAGATTTGTTTGACGTGTGCTTTGGGCCATATTAATTTACCTGTATCAAGTATTTATCAGGTATAATTATATGGTCAGTTAATTAGCGGTTAATTTCTTGGAGTTTGCGTCGAAGTTTAGGGATAGTGTTTCGGTCTGGTCTGACGAAACGTATCCTAATGTGATTTGGATTAGTAGTCCATTGTTTTGCTGTGTTACTGCTACTTGCCCAACACGAAGACGTGGATCATAGCTGACAATTTTGGTTACATCTGCTTGTATTGCCTGCTGAGTATCTTCGTTAAGTGGCTCAAATAACATATCCCAGATAATGGTACCAAACGTAGGTTGCATTAGCTTCTGACCTTTGCGGATATTGAAGTAATTGATTAAGTCTTGTTTAGCTAATTCGTAGTCCGTTAGGGTATACTTTTTAGCATTTTGTTTGGTAGTAAATCCGCGATATGTTGTCATAGTTTAGTATTTATTGACTTAAAATGGTCACTGCATAACGCCCGCTGTTAAATGCTTGTGCGCCATTGCCTACATTATAATACCGCCAAGCGTATGCGCCCGACCCACTGGATAGTGTATACTTAGGCTTTGTGCCTGGACCTAATATCCACCCTACATAAATCATTCCAGCTACTATGTCAGCAGTATCTTCTAGTAGTATTGCATCAACAGCCAGTAAGTTATTGTATAAATCATGTATAATTTGATCAGCTAACTGCTCTTGACTGATTGTACTAGATATGAACTCGGACAAATTTGTTACATTATGCAAGTAGTTTGATAACGAAGTGGTATTCTTTCGCTGTGTGGTTTGTTGCCAACAACTTTGATAATTAATACACGCTGTTCCGTATTGATCGTTTGATCCAGCCGCAAGTAAACCATATCGTTCTAGTGTCTTAGTAGAAAACTGATATCTGCCCAACCGATTATCTGTGCCGACTAAACTGTAGTCCCATCCACTTAGATCATACGCAATTTGTGCTTGTAAATTTCTAACTTCTGTTGCAGATAGTTGATTAACATTTGACCAATCGCTAGGAATAGTAGGCGCATCGGGGCGACCCAGCCAGCTAACTGGTAATGGGTTATCAATTGCTATTCCGCTAGCGGCCTGTATTCCTGTTGTCATTAAATGCTTTCTGTTGCTGCTTTAGCAGCTTCTGCGTTTGCATCAAGTGCAGCCTGGAACGTGTCTGGGGAACTTTCCATTACTGCTCCGCCAATGCCTACTCCCAAGCCTGTTAATGCCGCTGTTAAACTTGTTGATGCTTGTGCTCGCTTCCACGGCTCGTGTGCAGGTACTACACCACAAGTAGTTAATATAACATCACCGCCAGCTACCCAGCCTTTACCTTTAACAAATAGTGTGTCTGGTAATACTTTAGGTATAGGTGGGATTACAGGAATAATAATGCTTGGCAAATCTGGGTATGGACTTGGTCCTAGTGGGTTTAACTGTAGCATAGGACCTTGTATTACAACCGATCCGCCAGATCCCACTGTGGTTATTCCTTTGCTTGCCAATGTTGCTTTACCAATTGCTTTTAGATTTAATAATCCGCCAGCAGTTACACTAACAGCACCCATTGAACTTAGGCCAAGAGTCATGTTACTCTTTAACGACATTTGCATCAATGCTTGAGCACTGATAGTGCCTGTACTCTTTAAGCTCAATGCCGCTAGTGGACTGTTCTTAGAACCAAATGCAGTAATACTAATATTTGGTGCACACATACTAATACCAGCATCAGAGTGCATGTTAATGGCGCCCGAGCTACGCATGTTAATGCCTGCGGCAGCATATACGTTAATAGTGCCGTCTGGACTAAACTCCATCCATTGTGCGCCTGTGGCGCTGGCAATGTACAATACCTTTTCTGTATCGTTCATTAAGATTTGATGTCCGCTACTGGTACGCAATCTAATTAATTGATCTGTGCCATCTTCTGCACCGTCATCCATAACAAACTGATGTCCGCCCTGACGATATATAACACCTTCTTTAAGTCCGGGAATTTGATCTGCGTTAGTTGCTTTGCGACCCGGAGTACTAATACCGTATACGTTACTTGGGGTTTCACGCATACTACTAGAACTAATGGCACCTCGTATAGGATCTCTATCTAAGCCTTGTACAATTAGCTTTGATGTTTGCACATCGTGTGCCCAGCGTGGGGATTTTACTAAGCCATCAGAGCTAAATGATCCAGGATTTTTAGTATTATATTCTGTTACAGGAACTACGCTGTCACTGCCTAAGAATGGAGCAACCGAAGGTGATACCTGTGTATCAGAGCTACCACCAATATCGCGGCCCATACCAGGAACCATGTGATGATTTGGGCTGTCGTAAACACAAGCAAACCAGTAACCGCGACTGCGATCACCATTGATAAAAGTTACTAATACTTTACAGCCAATGTCAGGCGGAACCATCCACATGCCATAACTTTGTCCGCTAGTAGCCGACGAGTCTGGCAATGCTTGCTGACCTGTGCCAAATGTAGTTCCGTAAAACGGACTAGCATAACTTACTTTAAGTTGATTTTTATCATCGGGAAATGCGCCACCGGTGTCTACTAGTGTTACTTCCAATTGGCCCATGCGAGTGCCAGGCACGTGTGCCACTACTATTGCTTCAAATGGCCCAGAGCTAGCAGCATTACCAGATTTTTTAGCATTTACAACTGACGTCGGATCTGGTCCTGTACGTATGCTTTGATTACTTTCACCCATTTAATTGATTTCCTATGTTCTTCCCGGAGTTACAGTTTGTGATGTGCCGTTACCAACAATAGCATTAGTTCCTGTTTCTGCAATAGCTTTGTCTTGTACGTTTCCAACTGCTCCTCGTTGTGCAGCTTTAGTAGAAGAGAAAAATTCTATATAGTCAGTATTGATATATCTGGCTAGGTGTAACACTTGCTCAAATTTACCAGCATTAAATGTGCTTTCTACTCTTGTAATTGTATATGCGCCACTAAACAAACTAGTCATTGTATTTGGTGCAGGAAATGCTAAGCCGTTATTATAATAGTCAGTGTCAATATCAATTGGAGTATTAATTATTAATTGTACAACCAATTCAGCATTGTCCATACGCAGATGGCCATATTTTTTAACAAAATCAAATTGACTAATCCGAGAGTTATACGATGTACTCTTAGTTGGACTTGGTACGTACAACCAATCGTCTTGTTTAAGTAAAGTAGGGTCGCCTACTATAGTTAGCTTAACTGCTACCATGTCTCCATTGACACCGCTGTATGCCGATTTGAGTACGTCTGCTGCAACTTGAGCAGCAGGACGTGTACCATTTAACATACTAGTGTTGTTAACGTCTCCGTTAATATGTTTAATACGCATTTGTCCCAGGGTTTTAACTGCCGACAACGGAGTAATTGCACCCGATAGTACTTCTGGAGTTAGTGCTATTGTAGATGCACTGAGTAATTTATTTTCGTCGCCAGTGGCTGCCGAACTTTGACTAGCAGCAATTTGTCTATTATAAGTGTTAATTGCTGTGTAGTACGTATAATCAAAATTAATTTTAAGATCAACAATGTCTGTATTTTTACCAGTGTACAAGTAATTGTAATACTTAACTACCCACGGACGAGTATCTGGAATAGTGCCTTTCATTGAAGGATGAGAACCCTTCCATGATGTATATTGATGGACAACATAAGTGAATGACATTGGTCTGCGAGATTTAGTCTTATCGTACACACCCGATTGTATTGCTCCGCTATAGTCAACCCCTTCGTACAATGTTTTTACTACTGTCTTAAACAAGTTAGTAGGGTCTGTTTGATTTCCATTATTATTGGCTTTTTCTAACCCAAGCTGTGTATTAATTAGCCAATCCGATTGCACTATTACTCTAGCAATTAAATCCATTACCGAAGTACCTTTTGGTATGCTCCAGGTTAGCTTATCCAATACTAAATTAGAATCCTTAGTGCTTGCCCATGTAAGTGGTGCTTCGTTTTTATTAACGATCGACGAAGAGGAAATAGCATCATCTATGTCAAAATAAACAGCGTCAGCATATTGATATCTACCAGTTAATACTTCTGTTGTATAGTATCTATTCCACTGGTTTTTAAATTCTGTAAAAAATTCAGCTACTGTTCCAGCTGTTACAGTAAAATCAGCTGGAGTAGTTGTGTGTTCGTTGCGTTGCCCTATATGAGTTGATGGCGCAAATTGTATTTTGTACTCTGCACCTTTGGCAGATACTGCCACTTTCATGCTTAGTATCGAAATAGGATAACGTTTTCTGTACAGAGCAGTTTCACTGTCTGGTATTGGTTGACCGTTATCGTCAAATCCTTTAAAATCAATTTGTAATAAAAATGGTTGCTGAGTATAGTTAATATATTTCTTTTGCACCGGATCCCAACTCGCATCAGCTAATGTATCAATAAATGTAACACCATATGGCTCAACTACAGTCATTGATCCTGTGGCGAGATTGGTGTGTTTACTAACTTGATTGAGGCCAATCAGCGTTGACAACTGCACTTCCTGCAATTGATAATTTAAGCCATACTGACTAGGTAGTCTACGATCAGTAAATCGACCTCCGTCTTCGGCTACTACATAACTTAGCGGCCCAAGTTGATATGCTTGTGCAGCATCAACATCGTCACATGCCATTAGATTGTTTTTGTCGCCAATATCAAGCCACCATAAACTCCATGAGTAGGTCCAGGATGCATAATTGTGCATTGGGTTAGGAACCGCAGGGGTAGCTAGAGGAATTTTATTTCCCTTATCTTGACCAGTAGATCCAACACCATTGATGTTTACTGGTCCAGGATCAATGGCTGTAGTGTTTGCCATTTAGTTAAATTCCGATTGCTTGTTGAAGGGTAGCTTTAGTTGGTACATATATAACAACACCAGGTCTGAAATTTAGCAACGGATCTTTTAGTGTGTCGGGATTTCTAACCGCAAATACCCACCATAAGTTACTGTCTTGATATAAATCGTGTGCTAGCAAATCTGGACGTAAATTATATGCAGAGTCGATTTGATATATTGCATCTGTTACCGCTGCCGGTATTGTTTTGCCTGCCCATACATCAAGGTATTGGCCCCAGGTGCTAGTGCCATAATATGGAC